ACCCGTGGAATTTTGCCACTGCGCGAAAGAGACAGACCGTTACCTATCACACTCTCACAGGCGCTGCAGTGACTAATGAAGGCGGGTTGATTAAGATCACTCATCCTGGGCATGGTTATGCCACAGGAGATCGTGTTTATGTGAAGGACGTGCAAGGCGTTACCGCTGCAAATGGTCAGTGGTATGTCACCGTCGATGGAAACCATTTCACTTTGGACGACTCGGTCTTTGCCGGAACTTACACAAATTCGACAGGCAGCGTCGTCGGCATTCCTCAGTTCGCCTATGACTTCCAGCACACTCCTCCAGCAGACTGCCTTCGACCGTTGTCGATCAATGCTGACGGTGGGCAGAATGAAGACGATGGATCCGACTTCCTGCTCGAAAAAGGCGTGATCCTCTGCGATGACGAGACGATCAACCTGAAATACATCCAGCGCATCACTGATATTACTGATTATCCAGCCGACTTCGTAACCGCATTCAGTTATTTGCTTGCCTCATACATCGCTTCAGACACCGCCGGCAGCAGTGGTCGAGCAACTGAGCTTCACCAGTTCTTTACGAAGGCAGCAGCACCACCTGTGAAGTCACGAGATGCCAACGAGGGAAAAGGCCGGCGCATCACTCCGTTTGATGACTCTCAGGTTGTCCTTTCTCGCGGAGGTTATTCACTATGAGTTCACAGATTCAAACGATCAAAGCGGTCTTCAACGGTGGCGAAATGTCACCGATCATGGATGGGAGGACAGACTCTGAGAAGTATGCAACCGGATGTCGCATGCTGGAAAACTTCATGGTGCGTTCCTACGGTGGAGCGTTCAAGCGTCCAGGCACACGGTTTGGAGTGACAGACAGTGGCATCTTGAGAGTCATCCCATTCAGGCGCAGCACTGAGGTGAACTTTGTGCTCGCCTTCAAGGTGAACTCAATTGTGGTGTACTCCTACACCGGCGGTGCATTCACCTCGGTGACCACCGTCACGACCGATTACACATCAACCGAGATCCCATTGCTGCACTACGTCCAGCTTAATGACGTGATGTTCTTCACCTGCTCGACCAAGCATCCAAAGCGTTTGACGAGGAACAGTGATGGAACGTGGACATTCGTCGATGTGCCATTTGATTTCGCGCCTGTGCTCGATGCGCCAAAGGATGCGACAACGATGCGCCTGCTGTATAACGCAGACGACTGGAACACGAGTTCAACCTACACCAAAGGGAACATTGTCACGCTGCCATTCACGCAGGCAATTACAGGTATCACAACATCTGGTGGTCTTCACCGAGTTACTGCTAACGCGCACGGGCTGAGTAATGGAGACACTGTGACAATTTACGGAGTCGCTGTGACGAGTGCGCTTGGAACATGGGTCATCTCAGGGGTATTAACTAACAGTTTTGATCTTGTTGGTTCTGCCAGCACCTTAACTGGCACCTATGGTGCTGCAACAGGAGCATTCTACGTCACCACGAGTTCTGACTACATCCGCACTTTTGTCTATGAATCGGCAACGACATCAACCGCTGCCATATTCAAAACCGCTGATTGGACTGAAGCGACATACATGTCATCGTGGAATCTTGGGACAACTTATGCCTTTGGTGCAATCGCTGAATACAAAGCAAGTAATTATGTGTGCATCACAGCAGGTGCTGCAACCTTAGCGAATGCACCTGATGGCACTGCTCCAGCATGGGTTCGCGTAAACTACAAAAGCAGTGGTCTTCAGATTACTGATTACAGGCTGATTAGTAGTTCTAGTATAACATCAGGAAGCGATGAAATAGGCGCAAACTGGTTACTTTCACCAAGCTCAACAAAAAGAACTGCTTTTGAAATTATTGGCAATATCGCTTCAACTTACACAACAAGTTCATCTGTATTTATTCAGAATGAATTCATATTTCGGACAACTTGGCAATCTAGTCTTGCACCAACAACAACTCAGATTCGCATTGAAGAATCTCTTGATCAAGTCAACTATACTTCGCTGCGTGAGTGGACTATTAACCACGCCTATGAAGGGACAATATCCTATTCAGGCACTGCCCCAAACACTGGTGGTTGGTACAGAATGGTATCAATTCGTGCTGCTTCTGCAACTGGTTCACAGATGACTATTGAGCCTGTTAATGGTGCTCTAAAGATACCGTTTTTGATCAGTTCATACTCGACACCATATCAATTCATCGGAGTTCCAAAACTCGCAGTGAATTCATTGATTCCGAACGAAGTGCTTGGAAGCGATTTCGCCATCTGGCAGAAGGCGGCATTCTCTGCCTCTCGTGGGTATCCTCGCACGTTGGCATTCCACGATCAGCGGCTGTTCTTTGCATCGACGACAACTGAGCCAACACGCATTTGGGGGAGCCAGACTGATGACTTCTACACATTCCTGACCGGTGCTCTCGACACGAGTGCGATTGACATGACGCTTGCGGCGACTCAAGCGAATGAGATCCAGTGGTTGGCATCATTCAAGCGCACGATGGTCATCGGCACGAGTGGCGAGGAGTGGACGTTGGACACCGGCGACACCGATTCGGCCTTAACGCCGGCGAACATTAGACTTCGCAGGTGGAGTCGATATGGCTCGTCGCACCATCAGCCTGTTCTTTCGGGCGACTCCCTGCTGTGGTTGACGAGAGACGACCGTTTGCGTGAGTTTGCCTACGTCTTTGAGAAGGATGGTTACTCTGCGCCAGACATGATGCTGCTCGCGGAGCACATCCCAAGTAGATCGACAGTTGAATACATAACGTACTCGCAGTCACCTGACCCGATTGTTTGGCTCGTGCATGCTGATGGTTCATGGAGTGGATTCACCTATGATCGTGAGAACTCGGTCACAGCCTGGCATTCGCACCGGACATTTACCGGAGATAAGATTCTGTCCCTTTGCACGCTTTATTCCTCATCGACCGCAGCAGATTCGCTCATCTTCCTGACAAACCGCAAAAGCGGAACCATCAATCTTGAGTCCATTGATGGTGCCATCATGATTGCCGCAGTTACTTCATCAGATGTGAACTATCAATCAGCATCAGACACGCAACATTCGACCGGCAAAGCAGGGTTCTTTTGCGATTGCTACAGCATACTGACTCCGACAGGGACAACCACATCGGTGTTCACTGTGTCAGGCAATGCCAATCTAACGAGCCGATCACTCATTCTCGGCACATCGTCAGTGACTACTACCGGAGCACCAATCGAAGCTACCGCCGGCGCAAGTACAGTGACGTTTGCTCTGTCTTCTGTGGCAGCACCAATGAATGTCGGTCTTCCTTATGTTGCATACATCATTCCGAACAGAGTCGAGATCCAGCTTCGTGACGGCACCGCTCAGATGAGGAGATGGAGAGTGGCTCGTGCAGCATTCCGACTGTTTCGCTCATTCTACGGTCAGGTCTGGAATAGATTGTCAGGTGCAGACTACACCTACAGCACTCGCATCAATATCGACAACATCGATGCGTTCCCAGTATCACCATCACTCACTGCGACCACCACTGGTTATGTCACCGGTCAGACATTGCCTGACGCTGTGAACCACGACTGGGGAAACTGCTTGGATATCGTGATCGCATCGAAGCATCCTCTGCCATTTAATCTCACCGGCATGATACTGGATGTCGAGATCGACGGCACATCGGGGGCTGGAAGATAATATGAACATCAGAGCATACACATCAGATGACTTTGATTTGGTCGCCTCCTGGGCAAAAGCGCGGGATATAGCCTTCCATCCTGCGTTCCTTAGCAAAAATGGATTCATTGTCACAGATGATGCCGGTGAACCATGTGCCGTTTCGTGGGTTTACCTCGTGTTCGACGTTCCAATTGCAATGGTCGATAACTTCATCACTCGACCCAATAGCAGCATCAAAACTTCCAAAGCCGCATGGCAAATCATGTGGTCAACCATCAAATCATTCTTGGAGAATCTTGTGAATTGCGAAGGCATTCCCATGAATTATCAATTCGTCAGAACACATTGCAAAACTCCTCTGGCTCGCTTTGCCAAGAGTGACGGTTGGCATGTATCAAAAACCACCAGCACACAGATTACCTATGAAATCACACCAAGACTGCCTTGATTTCTTCCCGCTAAATTGCTCAAACTTTGGGTGGTTAAGAACTCCTCCATGCAATACAGGGGTTGAGATTGGATTAGCCATTGCAACCGGAATCCAAGTCGCTGGTGCATATATGTCTTATGATGCATCAAGAACCGCTGCAAAGCAGGCAGAACTCAATGCCGAAGCGCAGAACAAGGCTATTGGTCAGGAGCAGATTCGTCAGGCGCAACAGAACGAAGAGAACCAACGTCGAGCAGTCACTGAGCAGGCTAGGTTTAGAGCGCAGCAGACAGCGGCAATGGCGGCAAGCGGAGCGACACTCGGAACCGGCACAAGCCTGTCACTGGAGGCAGATACATGGGCAAAGCAGCAGACTGAACTGAGCGACCAGCAGCACATGGCAGATCTGTCTCAGCGACAGTTGTCGTATGAAGGTCAATCGCTTCTGGCAATGGGCGAGCAGCAGTCAGCGGCAATCAAGGCGCAGGGCAATGCTCAATTAGTGTCCAATATTGGACAGATCGCCGGCCAGGCTTATCAAGGATACAGCACTCGACCGCAAACAACCGGTGGCAAATCGACAATCCCTTCAGGATATACTCCAAAAACCGTATCAGCCACTCCATCTGGATTATAATTTATGGCACGCATTCCAATTCTACAAAGCCCAACGCTGCAGGCTACGGGCAACGCGACGATCAAGACACCGGATCTTCCAGCCGTAACCAATGCGGCACTCGGTGAAGGCTTGATGAATATCGGCCAAGCTGGGTTCAAGATGCTTGAGATGAAGAAGAAGGCTGATGACATCACAAATGTCACTGCTGCCACTCTGTCGATGGACAAGGCTCACAAGGATTTCATCACTTATCAGCAGTCGCCTGAAGGAATGAATGACGATGCCAATTGGAGCAAGAAATGGAGCGAGATCTCAAGCAAGGTTGGTGAGGATGTGAAGACGATGGCACTCACGCCAGAGGCTAGATTGCATCTTGAAAGCAAACTGTCCAACTGGAGCACCAATGGAGCGATTCGTGTGCAGGCTGATGTGTTTAAGCAGTCTGAAAACAAGGTGTTATCTGCCATCGATTCAGCAAAATCAGCAAGACAATGGGATGCTGGACAGTCTGCGATAACTGCTGCGGAAGCAATTCTTCCATCTTGGCAAATTGAACGACTTCGCAACGATATGAATGAATCAAAACGAACACAAATCTTGAACGATTTTAGCAATACAGTTGGATCGTTAAGAAAAGAAGGAACCGCTGATGCAGCTGATCGGATCGATGCAATGGCGAATGAAATGTTTGCCAATAATCACATTTCTGAAGAAAACTATAAACTCATCAAGGATTCTGCTGATAAGCAAAAGCAATTGGCTATTGATTCTGAACAAAGAAACCAAGATCCAATTGGCAATGCCAACAAATTGCAGAGCGATAAAAACTATCTCTCATGGTTAAATCCTGATGATCGCGCCTCTTTGATTGTTCAATCCCAAAACACACTGAAAAGGTTTCAGAGTTCAGAGTCGGAAGCTATTGTTAATCTTGCAATTGATGGGCAAGTCAAAACCTTTGAAGAGGCAAAACCTCTTTTCAAATGGAGTGATCCTTCTCAGCAATTAGAGATTGAGAAGATGTTTAGAAACCCTGGCCCATCGAGTGAAGATCAGGCGTTAAAGCTCAATCAAGACACAATGGCATTGATTAAGAATTACGATTCTGAAACAGATATCGACAGTGCCACCAGAGCGCAGATCGCCAAATCAATTTCAAGCATGAGGAAATATCGCCCTGATATGGCTGATGGTCTTAAATTTGAATTTGAAAAGAGAATCAAAGACGGCAAGCCAACTGGATTCTCTGAATTCTCATCTGAGACACACACCATATTCAATGAGCTTTATCGCAGCGGACACTTCGGTGATCTTGGTGATGAGAAAAATGACAAGGACTCACCAAAAAGAGTAAAAGCCTTAATGGCTCAACAAACTCTTGAATCTCAAATTAAAGATGAATTCAACAAATTGCCAAAGGAGCAGCAAAACTTTGAGTCATTGAAAAAGTTAATGAATTCTTCGTTCAAGAGTATTTTAAAACTATCAGGTGCAGGGTCAGTGAATCCACTTCTGCCAAGAGTAAATTGGGAGAACACTCAATCACGAGTTCAAAGCATTCTCAGCGAGCAGAAAAAATAAAACAATCCGACTGAATCCAAATGATCGACGAAACAAAAGCCAAGGAATTTGCATTAGGCATTGAAGATCCATCGGTTCCTGATGGTGAGAAGTTCAAGATGGCAACCGCTCTTGATGAATACTTCCAAGCTGAAGATCTGAAGGTAGATAAAAGCATCAAAAAGGCATTCACATCACCATCAATTGAAGGCGTTAAGATTGATGACAACGTCATGGCCGGTTATGGCACTTCACCTGAAGAAATCGCGACCATCAAAAAAGGCGCAGCAAATGTTGCCTGGCTTGCGAGGCGTGAACAAAAGCCCATTGATCATTTCAATCTGACATTGCCCGTCTATCAGGACACTTACGCGCAGCAGTTCTTTAAGTCGCCAAAGAAGACCGTCACTGATGACGAGTTCTACCAACTCGTGAGCGAAGACTACAAAGCACAAGACAATGCTCACAACCTGGCCTTTAGCGCAGCGGCACGAGATTTCACCGCAGACAGTGCAATCAATGAATTCAATGTTGGATTAACCGGCTCACCAGTAGCTGGACGTATGAAAGACTATCACCAGTCGATTGGTGATCTACACCTTGAATACACGCAGAGACTTGCGCCATACCGAACAATCATTGATCAAGCGGCGAAGACTATTCAAAGCCTTGATCAAACGCCTTCAAACACATTTAACAAACTTACCGACAGTCTTGTCTTTGGTAAAGAGTTTGAAGTCCAAGAGAACGCTAATGATGCATTCAGCAAGATAGCTGAGAGTTTGCTTTCGCTGCCGCCAAAAGAGCGGTTGCTGGTAATCAATGCCATTGGTGAAGCGGGTTCAGCGGATCCAAAAGAAAAGAAAGCTTACTTGGAAAAAATCGCGATATCAATGGAGCGCGAAATAGAAAAAGGAGTCACTGGCACTGCGTCATTGGCTGAGTCGATGCTGACATCACAAGCAATTTCATTGTATCAAAACATCCCTGAGATGCAGGGAATTGTAGATGTTGCCAAAAATCGTCGAGAACTCCAAGTCTTAGCCGGCCAAGTAAAGATGATGGCACACAGCAAAATCAATCCTATCGCCGGCAATAATTGGTGGGAAGAAACCGGCATTGGAGTCGCACGCATGACTCCGTTGCTGGCAGCGACATTCATTAGTAGCCCTGCGTCGATTGCTATCATGACAGGTCAGTTCAGGGATGAGGCAACTATTGAGGCAGTAAACGCAGGAGTGTCATTTGAGAACGCAGAGGTTGTTGGTGCTATTTCGGCACCGTTTATGGCAACGCAGGAATTCATCTCAAATGCTTTGCCGCTGGGAAAGATCAAGATCCCGTTCATCGACAAATGGCTCAAAGCTGCAACAACAAGCGTCAAGAGCGCAGCAATTCGCGTTGCAACGCGCACTGTAATCGGAACGGCGACCGAGATCTCTGAAGAGGTCATGCAGACTGCGACACCTTTGCTCACCCAAGATCTGCTTTCTGAGTGGCAATCTGCATGGTCAATCGAAAGCGGAATCTCGAAAGCTGACTGGGATGAGCGCATGCCGAAGATCTCGGACATTGCAGAGCAGACATTTGGGCCGGCACTGATCGTGTCATTCCTCATGGCAGGCAGAATCTCCATTGCAGACGTGAAGAATTCACGCGCATTGATAACATCGCCTGACTATATGGTAAAATCAGGCATTGCTCCTGACTTAGCCAACCAGATCACAGTTGAAGGTTTGAAGGGCAACTACACTGAAGTCGATAAATTGTTCCGCAAAGGTTTCGACAAAGGCAACAAAGCAACGCCAGAGCAGATCAAGGAAGCTAAAAGAAAAATCAACATCAGAGAATCAGCGGCACTTGAATGGCATAACAAAGCCAGACAGGACTTTGGCCTTGGAACTCCAGCAAACATTGGCAATGGCAAGTACCAGTTTACGACTCCTATTCTGAAGGATGGCAAAGGCAATATCATTGATCAGGGAGTCAGCGCACAATTTGATTCACTCAGTGAAGCGAATGAAGCATGGATGCGATATCTGAAAAACAGTCGAATCACCATCAGAAAAGCAGAGCAGGAATTCCTTACATCAATGGTTAATACCTTGGAGGAAAAGCAGGGTCTTGATGTTGCCTTGATGATGGACTACGACATGTTCACCAAACAGTTCACCGAGTTGTTCCCATCGACTACCGCACAAGTCGAAGAGCGCATCAAGCTGACAGGCCAAATTGATGGAGCAGTTGAAGATGTATCGCTCGACAATGCAACCCTCGAGTCTGAAGCAAACGACAATAAGAACTACCGGATCCTCGGCACTAACTCAATAGAGCAACGCGAAGGAATCTCTGTTGGAGTCATCACGCTTTACAAAGGAGGCAGTCTTCTCGACCTCATCGAGGAAAGCGCAGAAGTCGGAGTGAAGCGTTTAATGAGTGATCCGACGAGCCGCACAAAACTGATTCTGCAAATCAGAGATGTCGAAGCGAAGATGAAAGAGAGGGCGATGCAGATGGGGCAGAGGCACATGCCTCTCATCGCTACCGGCGACGACAATCAGGTTTCCAATATGGAAATCATTGAAGCATTCTCGCACATTGCGAAGTCGTATTACGTGCAGACAGCCAAGGCCGTTGAGCGTCCGACCTTCACTTCGGACATGCCGCTCAATCTTTACCTTGGCAGTCTCCAGTCAAGCATTGCTGGCATGGAATTGAAGGATGCCATAGATCTCGTCGGTGAGAAGACGCTCAACATTCTCTATCGCGCTGCTCAATTGAAAGCGATCCACGATGCGAACGGACTCAACCAGGACTTCGTCGCTGCGCTTGAAAAGAGCGTTGGTCTGAATGTATCCAACCGCAACGCAGATGCCGTTGTTGACACTGCTGCTGGCATTGCTGCGGATGCCGGCGTGACGATGTCGATGGGACGTGTCTCGCCAGAGCAAGACGCTGAGTATCTCGCTGCTGCTAAGGCGGGCGACTTGGCGAAGGCCCAGCGCATGGTGGACGAGGCGGCTATTTTAGCGAAGCATGGCCCTCGCATTGGAAAGATTGTAAATGATTTTGCTGCGGTATTGCGTGAGGGGGATTCATTAACAACTGAGGGAGATCCTTATGGTTTTGAAATTGTAACGGACGAGGTGAAAAATGGGGAACTTTACATTTCATGGATTGAGAATAAAACAGCGCCAAAACGGACTGTTGCGGATGTTTTGATAGGAATCTCGGATTTGTTTGACCTCAGACTTACGCCGCTAGGAGGTAGTCAAGAAAGTTACTACGAGTCACTCGGCTTTGTTAAAAAAGGCAAAGACATGGTTCTGGCGAGAACTTCAAAATCCGCCGGCCCAATAACCTACGACGAGTCCGGCCAAGTCATCCCTCTCAGCCAACGGTTTAACCAAGCATCGCCAGACATCAATTTCAGCATGGGTAGCGCACAGCCTTTTGACGAAGGGCAGACTTCGTTCTCTCTTGGCACTTATACAAAAGAGGCAGCAAACGACCTTGCTGACAGGTTGGGCATCTCATCCACAATAGGTCGCGAATATCTAAACCGAGTAATCCTGCCAATCATGGCAGATCTTATGGCTGGCGGCACTGGAGTTGGTGTGCCATGGGAAGGTGGGCCGATTCATCCGCTTCTGCACTACGGTACTGACGTAGCATGGCGATCTGCGCGTGGTGCCATTGCCGGCATTCTTGGATACCTAGACAAGCGTGGTGGAGTGTGGAAAGACACTGATGGTCATGAGTGGGCATTGGTTGCTGTATTCGCGATGAGTCAAGATGCTCACCAGAGTAACAACAATATGTTCATGTCATTCATGCATGCGGTTGAGAACTCAAACCCAACAGACGCGCAGAAGCTTGCTCTTGCTAAAATGATGAGAGCAACAGGTCAGAATGCTCTCAATGAAGCTATTAAAAAATACAATGAAGAAACCTTGCCTAGTTGGGAAGAAAAGAAGGAAAAAGCAAAAGCCAAGTATTTAGAAAAAGCAGAAGATCGCAGCGCACTTGAGGCAGTCAGAAAAGAAAAAGCAGATCAAGCTGGGAAAAAGTATAAACCACTCAGACCTCTTGATAAATACGAAGAACCAAAAAAGCCAGAAGAACCAACCGAGAATCGTCTGATGAATTTCCCAGAGCAATGGACTGCTCAGGAGATGGAAGACTATGTCAAGACGCTGATTTATCCAGAACGCGCAGACGTTATGAATCGGCTGAAGAAGCAAGATGGAGTTGCTCTTGGTTTGCCTGATGTTGAAACTGCGATCAGACAGGGTCGCGATGATTCATATGACATGATCACTGGAGGCAGTATGCTTAATGTGATCAAGGTTGATGTTACTCGGCTACGCACTGGCCTGCGTGACAACACGTTGAATGCATCAGACTTTGGAGTGCCTGAGCACTTATCATATGACACAGTTCTCCCAGGTGAAATCGTAACGCACCTGCGTCAACCAGTGCCAATGAATGTAGCTTTCCCTGATATGGTCAGGGAGATGAAGGAGGCTTCACCAAAAAGCAGTCCAACCTATCTCATGCAAGCAAAGCTTCCAGAGAGTGTGAAGTTGCAGAAATTGACTCCAAAAGTCTTCAATGCGATTAACGATGTGCAGAAACTTAGCATTCCTCGAAATCGTGCATTGATGATGATTTCTGCTTTAAATGATCAATGGGAAGTAGCTCAAAAGGCTAAGGCAAAAAACATTGCAGACTATATACGTGCAGTAAATAATTCTGTGGCGACATCCAATTTGGTGTCAATGACAGAGTCTGAAATTAATGCGGCGCTCAAAAGTAAAACTTTAAAAATTTACAGATTGCCCAAGTTTGCCATTTTCTTTGCGATCAAAAAGAACGCAGACGGAACAATGGAAATGTTCAACGCAATCTCAAACGAACTTGCATTGAAAGGCGCAATGAATGTGATGATGCATAAGGCATTATCAGAAGGCGCAAACATTACCAAAATAACCAACGTCATTACTGATAAAAAGCCTTCTGGAGTTCTTGCTTCCCTGTTTGCTAATCACGGTTGGAAAATTGAATCTGAGTCAGAAATTTCTTCTGCGGCTAACGAGAACCAAGAGGCGGATTGGACTTCAATGGGTTGGGATAAAGCTAGACATCCAAAGCCAACGGAGTTAGTAATGAAGTATGAAGGACTCAACACAAATCAAATTTCCGCCTCTCCCGAAAGACTTGAAGGAGAGGATGCGGGAAGCATGGCCAGAGGAGAGATTAGCAATGCTAGGGCAAAATCAGGAAAACCTGCTGGCGGCAATGCTCAATACGAGTCAGGCGGAACTGACGGTGCCGGTGCTTCAGGGAATGTTGGAGGATATCGAGGATCAATTCCCAGAGGCGGTGATTCCATTGTTGCCGAGCTTGCAGCCGCTAATGCAGCACGGTTAGCGGCTTTAGGTCTTACCGCCAAAGAGCGTGATGCGATACTTGCAAAAATTGAGGCTAACCGTCTACAGGAAGGCCAAACCTTCTCCATCTCACCTGTCTTAGAAGAAGAGCGCATCACGCCAGAAAACAAGGTCGCGCCATCCATCAATGGGAAACCTGCTGCTGACATCTTTGCCGAAGTCAAAAAGAACCACGGAGTAACTCGCTCAATCTATGAGGCAGGATACGTCCTGCCAGATGGGACGATGCTGGACTTTTCTGGCAAGTCACAGGTTGGAGACTACCAACGTGGCGAAGATGGCGTATTCCGAATCAAGGCAGGTGTTCGCGACTGGATGAAGGATCAGCGCGGCATGGATCATCGAGAAATTGAGTGGCAAGACATGCCTGATTACAAAGAGAATTGGGAGCGAATGGTTGGGTTTCTACGTCTCGGCGCAGTCAGGATCGACGCAAACAGCGGTATGATTTCCATGCACAGCCGCGCAAAGATTACCTCGGCCCAAGCATCTGTTTTAAAATCAATCGTGACATCTGCTGATGGTGCGTACGTTGACCTTGAAGATGATGCAAATAATCGCTCATCCATGCAGTTGAACGGAAGCAAGTGGGGCAAGGTGAATGGACTGCTGACACAGTGGGCAAATGGTGAGACTCCAGAGTTTGAAGGCACAACCTTCTCAATGGAGAAGGCTAATCGCAAGAACTCCCTGCGTGTCCTGCTCACTAAAAAAGCACTCACTGATGCTGCTCTTGCTCAAGCCTCGTGGAAGGACTGGTATTCTGAGCACAAAGAGACTCTTGATGAATTCTTTGGCGACTCGGCTGAGTTGTTCCAGAAGATCTTGTCGGTCACGTCTCAAGCCTCAAGTGTGAAGGCAAATGTCGGACTGGCATTGAAAGCATTCGGGCAACTGATGCGCGGCGAAGAATTTGACGGGAAGCTGCGAGGTGAAGAGAAGAGCGGTTATCTGCCAGCGGTGATTTCAAATCTCAATGCGGTCAAAAATAACCTTGTTGCCAATGGTCGCAAGATTGCAAACTACACTGCTGCCAATGAAGGTGATTTGTCGAGAGTGGTCGTTGACCGGCACATCGCAAGATTGCTTTTCGGTGTGGACACTCCAAGCAAGTCTCAATATGATAAGGCTGAGAAGATACTCACAAAGATAGCCAATGAAATCGGATGGAGTCCATCGCAGGTTCAAGCCGCGCTCTGGGCTTATTCGATTGTGAAGTCAGGTGAAACGCCCGAAAGCTACGGTGCCTATTTAAAGAAACTGGAATCAAAACCGCTAACAAGGAAAGAACTCAAAAATGGACTCACTGGAAACCAACTCACCAAACGAATTGGAAACATTACTCGCGGAGGTGATGGACTCGCTTCTGTTGGCACAGGACGGGGAAGATATTCTTCGACTAGCCCAACTTTCTCAATCTCCCGATCAGACTTCACCGGACGAATAGAACAGTCACTGCGTCCGCTATTTGAGGGATCACCTGATGCCAAGCTCAAGATTGGCATGATGGCGTTGAAGCGTGCTCAAGCGATCTCAGGTGAGGCACTCTACAATGTTGGTCGCCCAGGTGCTGCAAAGCGCAAACTCGCGGAGATGGAGGCAAGCCGAATTGCAAAGCTCGGCAAGGTCACCGACAAGACTCCTGACTGGGTCAAGAAGTCGCTCGAAAAAGAGACGACTCCAGAGCAGGCGAAGGCGGCGATGCTGAAGGATAAACTCAATGGGTGGATCCAGCTTCACGATGCAATTGTGTCATCGATGCCCACCGAGATTCGCGGCACTATTGGCAGCATATCAACATTGGTGAAACTGTCTTCCGACGAGGCACGTCTCAAGTTTATCGAGGAGCGCATTCCGAAAATGGAAAAAGCGGTCGAGCGATACCTGAAGAAGGAGTATGGCGAACGCATCGACAAGATGCTGGAATCTGCTGCTGTAAAAGGCAAGGCCGGCGAGATTCCGAAATCCAAGTTCATCGTCACCGTGCAGGACGAACTGAACACGATCATCGACATGGCAAGCCTTTCGGCTGATGACACGGTCAAAGAGGCGGCACGCTATGAGGCTGAGATCATATCGGCACAGACTGCTGAAGATGCCGCTGATTCGTTCGCCAAGAGTCAACTGCTGGAAGTATTCGGTGACCTCTACGGCAAGCAGACGACTGCTGAAGAGATGGACGTGGCACACGAGTATCTCAAAGATCTCATGACACAGGGTCGCAATGCTCGCAAGATCATCGACGAGGCTCGTGCTGCGGAGATTGCCAAAATGGTCGAGCAGGCCAAGGCTGATGCGTTTGCCGGCGCGGCCAATGCAGCGACAGTGCAGGCAGGTAAAGATAAAGGCAAAGGCACCACCAAGGGCATAATGAAGGGACTCCTTCGTGAAGGCGGCTCACATCGATTTATGCTGTCTTCAATCTTTGGCAGGTCAAATAAGACTGCGGATGTATTTGATGAGCGCATGATCCTCGGTGTGAATGCGTTTGAAACAACACAAGCCGCACGAAAGAAAAGCCTGCGTGATTTCATGCGTGCTCTCTACGGCACCAAGTCGAAGATCAAGCTGGACAAAGAACTGGAGAAACTCGAAACCAAAGTCGAGCGCAGTCGAGTCACATACCTGAGCGGAGAGATCAGAGAAAGCGACACCAAAACAGTTGAGGAGGTGGCGAAGATCATCAAGTCTCCATCCACATTCGGTTACTCTGCGGAAGAGGCAAAACTGTGGGAAGATGAAATGGATGCATGGTCGAATCTGCCAAATGCACGCAAGCGCAACCTGACCATCGACAGGATCAAGACACTAGGCACTCGCATCGAGATTCCTTTGTCACAGATGGAAGCTGTATACATGGCAATGGCATTGCGCCAGCCAGGCATCCTCGACCAGCAGTCAGTGCATGGCTACGATCACGTTACCCAGACTGAGCTTGAGGCATTCATGAGCGACGATGCCAAAAACTGGCTGGCATGGTTTGGCGCGGAATACTCGGCGGAATATGACACTGCTAACGAGGTCTTCATGAAACTGTTTCACACGCGCATGCCGCAGATACAGTTTTACGCTCCGCTTTTGAAGAACCATCAGGGCAATCAAGCCAGCCTTGATCCGCTGAACTCTGGTGTTGTCTCGCAATCGGTAAACCCTGGCGCAGTCAAATCACGTCGAGGACGCACATCGTCGCTGAGAATTGAAAGCGCATTGGCAGTCTATCAAGCGCACTTCGTGCAAATGGATTACTGGGTGCATATGGCTGAATACCTTCGCGATACTCAAGCCGTGATGCTGAATGCAGATGTGCAGAATGCGATCAAATCGGGTCATGGCGCAGAGGCAATGCAGACACTGTCATCGTGGATCCAGCTTGAAATGTCACGAGGAGTTGGCAAAGGCGCACTCGTCATGCACTCGTCAAAACTGATGAGGAACCTGAAGTCAGGTGTGGCGATGAAAGCACTCGCATTCAATATCGGCACATCGATCAAGACGCTTTCGAGTGTGTTCTATTCATTGGGTGAAATACCAATCACGAGATGGCCGGCGGCATTCACGCGAGGTGTTGAGCATTGGGGCAAGATGTGGGACACGAACATCATCCAAAACCGGCTTGAGCTTGGTGGAACTCCTGAGATCAGGCACATCTTGGCAAATGCTGGCAAATCAAAGAATTCAATTCTTAGGCTTGTTGAGAACGCATTGGTGTATGGGTCTGTGCCGACCCAGTATGCTGATGCTGTGCTGACCTCATATTCGGCGGCAATGGTCTATGGCGACCGGTTCGCTCAAGCTAAGGATGCCGGTGCCGGCGACGATGCTGCTCACAAATATGCGGCTCGTGAAATGGAGATCGCTGTGAGCCGAACCGCTCAACCGAATGACTGGTCTGGCCGATCACTGATCGAGAATGATGTCAGCGGAGTCTTCAACCTGCTGTCTATGTTCTCGTCGGATCCTCGACAGAAACTCGGACTCGTTGGTGAGGCAGTGATGAAATGGAAGCGCGGAGGAGCGACCAACGAGGAAGCAATGAGGAAGGTTTTGGCATATTGGGTGATACCTGGGCTGATGTTCCAAGTCGCTAATGCTGTCACTCGGTCGTTATTCAAGGACGACGACAAAGAGTGGGAACTCGACAACTTCATTCGTGCTGCCATCGTTGGCCCGTTGCAGGGATTGTTCCTGCTTGGTGCTGCTGCTGAGTTCTTTATCGCATCAGCAGTTGCTGCGGCGACCGAGAAACTCACCGGAGAAAAGCAGGATGCACCGCGAAACTGGAGATCTTCGATAAACCCAATGGTGGACATGTCTGATCAATTCCTTCAATCGATTAAGAAATTGCCAGAGAATATGGAAAATGAAGATTACCTCGGTGGTGCATGGCAAATCATGAAAGCTGGGGGCGCGATGGTCACTCCGTTCTCGCCGGCTGGATCCGCACCAGGTATTGCCGACCGAGTCTTCAAAGACACTTCGACCCTATTCTACGGCAAAGAAGACTGACGTTCTCAATAATGAGTTGCAAATTTGATAATTTAGATCACCATATCACATGAACCGAGATCACTCGTCCAAAGGCTACAAAGTAGTCAAGAACACAGCGGCAACTGCTGCCAACTTTTACGGCTTTTCGGTCGTCTCTGAGGCTACTATCACGACTGTTGTCGCACCAACTGCCGGCAATCCTGATGACACGGCTTACACCGGTGACACTACAGGTTTGGCTAGTGTCGTCTTGCCTGTCGGATATTATCCAATCCGTGGATCATCGATCACATTGGGTGGTGGAATTATAATCCTGTGGACTGAATAACATGAGTGATCTTGGTTTAATTTTAGGCTTTTTAAAAGGAGGTATCTATCATGGATATTAGCCTTGGCCTTGCATTAAGCCTTGAAGGTGGTGGAGCGTTAACTCCTCCAACCATTGCTCCAGTGTTGATGGTAACGACTGAACTTGGCAGTGATGTTGCTGCTCTTAGCTGGACTGCTAGTGACAAGACAACAAGCCCAGGATTCTATTATGATGTTGAGGTAGATATTGATGGTGGTGGGTATGGTTCGTTAACCACTACAACAAGTCTCACATACAATGACACTCAAGGGACAGCAGGAGGTGAAATATATACCTATCGCATAACTCCACACAACGATGCAGGTGGAGGGATCAGTAGCAATACTGTTGGTGTAGTTTTGCCGGGGGAGTCTGATGGGCCGATTCTACTCGGCCCCAATAACACGACAAATCCACAGTATGTATATAATGATTTCACGCTTACTTGGTCTAGCATTGCTGGTGCGGCGACGTATGATCTCTACAAGTCAACTACTGACAGCAGTTACACCCTGTGGCAGGCAGATATCGCAGCGACGAGTTTGGTTATTCTGTATTCCTCAGCTTTTGGAGTGGGCAACTGGTGGTACGTCATCGCTCATGATGGTGCTGGACATTACTCGTCGCAAAGCAACCATCTGGAATGCACACCGATCAGTGCTGGTGCAACATTGAGAAATCTTGAGGATGGCACAAGCAGAGAACTTGAAAACGGTACAACACGAACTTTAGAAGCATAATTTCATGGCTGGAAAAATCACAGATTTAACAGAACTCACATCAGGCAATCTTGCTGATGCTGATCTTATGGAGGTGGTTGATGTTTCGGATACATCAATGGCAGCGACTGGCACGAACAAGAAGTCGCTTTGGAGCAGCATTAAAGCCTCACTAAAAACATATTTTGATACACTTTATGCTGATGGAGCAGTTGTTCCGAGTACTGCACCTACAGCAGGTCAGTTGCTTGTGGGCAATGCAGGAGGAACAGCTTATGCTCCAGTGTCACTCAGCAGTGATGCTACCGTAGCCAGCACAGGCGCACTGACTTTGGCAACGGTAAATAGCAATGTCGGAGCATTTGGTAGTGCCACCAAAGCATCTGTGGTGACAGTGAATGCCAAAGGACAAGTCACCGCTGCCAGCGAAACCACCGTGACTCCAGCGGTGGGTTCTATTTCAGGACTCGGCACCGGAGTGGCAACGGCACTGGCAGGCAATGTCGGCACAGCAGGAGCACCTATCGTCAATGGTGGCGATCTTGGCACACCATCAAGTGGCACACTTTCTGGATGCACAGGATTGCCTATCGCTGGACTTACTAGCTCCACAAGCACCGCTCTTGGAGTTGGTACGATTGAGCTTGGCGCAGCTTCCGATACTACCTTGGCCCGCAGCAGTGCAGGCAATGTCACCATCGAGGGCAACTTGATTTACCGTGCAGGTGGTAGCTTCGTTGGAATGCCTGTTGAGCTTGCTTATGCTTGCTCAGACGAAGGCACTGCTCTGACTACAGGGACTGCCAAAGTGACGTTCCGAATGCCATTTGCTATGACACTGACGGGAATCCGTTCCAGCGTTACGACTGCTCCAACTGGCAGCACTCTTGTTGTTGACCTCAACGAAGGTGGAACATCTGTCTTGAGCACTAAGTTGAGCATTGATGCTACCGAGAAAACCAGTGTCACTGCTGCAACTGCTGCTGTTATCTCAGACAGTGCTTTGGCAGACGATTCTGAAATGACTATTGATGTGGATCAAATCGGCTCAACAATTGCAGGAGCAGGTCTGAAAGTGACCCTAATTGGAACTCGCGCATGAACCTTGTGAATCCATATCGGTTTGCTGCTGCTGGAAATACTGACCCGTATTTCTCAAGCGTTGTGCTGCTTCTGCATTGTGATGGGACAAATGGAGCAACAAGCGCAACCGACTACAGCAATTCGGCGCACTCTATTACTTTCTATGGCAATGCTCAGTTGAGCGACACATCACCTAAATTTGGGACAGCAGCAGTATTATTTGACGGAAGCGGTGACTACATCCAGGCACCAGATTCCGCCGATTGGGATTTCGGGACAGGAGATTTCACCATCGAGTTTTGGTATAAATCGACCACAAACACATCTGATCCAGGCACCTTTGTCAGCCAATACAACGGCAATGGGTTCACTTTCCGGTGGTATCTCGGTGCATTGTATATGCTCAATGGTGCCACCACGATTGCGACTGGCGGATCATGGACACCCACCACCGGCGTATGGTATCACATTGCTGCCTGTCGCAGCGGCACTAGCCTCCGTCTATTTGTGGACGGCACCCAATCTGGTTCTACAGCAACAAGCAGTGATAATATCACCGGATCAAACCTGCCACTCGAACTTGGCTGTATGCCATATTCAGGTGGACACATCTTCCCCCTTAACGGCAGGCTTGATGATGTTCGCATAACAAAAGGAGTGGCGCGATACACCGCCAATTTCACCGCACCAACTGAGGCATTCCCTAACTCATAATGAAACTGCTCTACAACACACTCACCGAACGACTGCAACCTTATCCCCGCGACGATGACGAGGATGTAGTTGGACTGTCACCTGAATACCTCATCATGCAGGTAGTCAATGCCGCCAAACCAGTCTTCGACGAAGCAACAGAGATTCTTGTGCCTGCACAGACGGTCAACACCACCACGAAGACCGTGACTAACGGCTGGACGATTGCACCAAAGCCTGAGCCAGTCTCCTTTCCAGTCGCAGTCTCCATGCGCTCACTCCGACTCGCTTTAATCGACGCTGGACTCTATCAGTCTGTCGTTGCTGCGATCAACGGCATACCTGATGCTACAGAAAGGCTCAAAGCTCAAATCTGGTGGACAACATCAATGACTGTTTATCGCAATAATCCTTATGTTGCCGCAATCGGATCTGCTGTTGGAAAAACCACAGACGAAATCGATCAACTTTTCTTGTCAGCTCAAACCTTGGATTTATCATAACCCATGAACCCCGTGGAACTGCTCGATCATTGTAACTTAATATTAGGTAGAGTCGAAAAACTCTGGAAGATTGCTCTATCGATCATGATTGCTGCTGGTGGCGGTGTGCTATGGGGTGCAAGATTGGAGTGGCGAGTTACTGAAGCCGCTGCAAGTTTAGTCGAAGTTAAAACTAAGGCAGACAGCACTGCTCTTGATGTTTCCCGCATCAAGGGACACATGAATATCAGCAAGACCCCACCTCCTGCCAGCACACTGCAAACTGCATCCATTCCGCCCTGCACTGACCCTAACCCCGAACAACAAACCCACTGACCCATGAAAAAGAAACTCCTCCTCTGGCTATCCCTCATCACCAAAGCCGCATCAATCGGCACTGGTGTAGCATCCCTACCAATCGTCGCAATGCTGCCCGCTCAATATGCTGGCTATGCCGCAATCGCATTTGCCGGCGCATCGCTGATCAAAGACACGACCAACCGCATCGCTGATCTCGCTGATGATGGTGTGATCAACAATAGCTATCACGGCTAACAACGCATGATCACGACTCTGGCAGATGCTGCCGGCATCATCGTCGCGATTGTTTCCCTGACTATTTTTAGCATGATGGCAATGTATAAACTATGAACACAACTGACTTCGCTAAACTTGTGCAGACCCGTCTCGGCGTGTTTGCTGATGGTAACCCAGGCAGCATCACTCTCGCTGCATTGGATAAGGTTTTGCCGCCAAAGGAGCAGGCAAAGCCAGACCCTGTGCCAGTAGTTACTTTTACCGGTGATAAAGTCGATGAGCGCAGCGAACGTGTGATCTCGACTCTCCACCCACGGTTGCACGACAAAGCCCGTCAGCTTGTGCAACGTGCAGCATCAGCAGGAATCAAAATCAAAATCATCAGCGGACTGCGAACATACGACGAACAGAATGCGCTCTATGCTCAAGGCCGAACGTCATCTGGCAAGATCGTCACCAATGCTCGCGGCGGATATTCCAACCACAACTTCGGAGTCGCTTTCGATGTCGGTGTTTTTTCGGCGGATGGCAGCAAATACATCGACGAATCGCCCAGCTATAAGATCGTCGGTCAACTCGGCAAATCACTCGGTTTTGAATGGGGCGGCGATTGGTCATTGATTCAAGATCAACCGCACTTCCAGCTTCGTCCAGCATGGGCTAATGGCATGAATGAAAGTGTCATGCTCGCTGAGATGCGTGCGCGTAAGGCATCGAATCAGGACGTGTTCTGATTAAGTGCATGTTTATCATCGAGGGGAAAGAATGCGGCGTGTGGGAAACCATAGACGAAGCCGAATGCATGGAAGATGCCATTATGCTTGCGTCATGTCATTGCGCCAATCTGCCTGAAGATCGGATCAGGATTTCAACACCTGACAATTCAATATTATGACTTCAGAATTTGAGCGCATCGCTGCACACTTTTGCAGCACCGCTAAATGCAAAAAGAGGAAGGTCGCAACCTTGCAGGTGCATCACGAGCCTGGCGTGACGTGGGTATGTTGTGAACACGAGAAATGCGCCTGCGTCCTGAACGATGGCGACTCATCCAGCCTGTCAGAGACACTCGCAAAATGGGTGCGTCGGCACGGGTAGTTTAACTTTTTTGACAAAATAAAACAAATTTGTTGACGGGTATAGGTGGACTGTGCTTTGATTGCGTTGTTAGGAAACAACAACACAACAATGACAACCTTACTTCCATTCCTATGCGGTTCATTAGCCGCAACCATGTTATTCACCTGCTTCATCTGGAGGCAGGGACGTCTCGACGAGCGTTTGATTCGTCACATTCGCCGCAACAGCTACAACAAGGGTTGGAATGATTGCCAAGATAAAAAGTTTCAGGCAGAATAATTCAACACACACAACATGAAAATCAACGGAACCAATATCAGCACTATCCCAGAGCAATTGTCTCTGATCACCAAGGCAATTGCCAGCCTGCTGGAACTGACAGACATTTGCGCGACAACGCCTGAGATCCGCTACGGAAGTGACCTGACCGAAATGGTCGGAGTTCCAGGCGTGTTCTTCGCTCACCAGAAAGGCAACATCGAAGGCATCTTCGCAGGAGGCACCGACATCAGCGAGATCGTTTCGCAGTCCACATGGAACGCTTGCGAAGAGCAGGCCGAACAACTTTACGTCAGCGAAACCGCTGAACGCAGAACAGCGTCCGCGCAAAATAGCGCAGACATCAAGGCAGGGAAATGAACCAACGAAACACAACGACAATGAGCACACAAATCACCACCACGGAAATCACAGACGTTCAAATTCAGCGGGAGTCAGCAGCATTCGACATGCTGCAACGTCAGGCCAAAATGTTCGCATCCAGCTCGCTTGTCCCAAAGGAATTTCAAGGCAACATTGCCAATTGCGCGATCGGCATTGGCATCGCAAAGCGGTTGGGCGCAGACCCATTCATGGTGCTTCAGAACGTGGACATCATCCACGGTCGCCCCAGTTTCAGAGCCACCTTCTTGATCGCAATGGTCAATAGCTCAGGTCGCTTTGAGCCGTTACAATTTAAGATGGATGGCACCGAAGGCACCGGTGACCGCTCTTGCATTGCATGGGCAAAGTCGAAAGATGACGGCACCGTGCTGGAAGGGCCAAAGATCACCCTCGCTATGGCTAAGGCCGAGGGCTGGAGCACTAAGGCAGGGTCGAAATGGCTTACCATGCCTGAGCTGATGCTGCGCTACCGCGCCGCCGCATTCTTTGCCCGTCTCTACGCGCCAGACATCACCCTGGGAATGCTTACCGCAGAGGAAGCGCAAGATGCTGCTGTGCGCGATGTCACACCGGTCGCAGCAAAGGCCGGCAAACTGTTCATCGAAAAGCCAAAAAAGGAGGAACCGAAAGACGTTCCAGATGTTCCCGTCTACAAGGCTGAGATCGCGAAGCTGGAGGCTGAAGAGGAAAACAAGGCGCAACCGGTTAAGTCCCTGACCGATCGCATCATTGATCGTCTTGATGCCGCCGGCATCCATTGGTCAACTATGCTGGAGACTTTGCAGGCAAACGGCGAAGGTGGCGAGAATTACTACCCGATCAATGAGGCAGGATCCGAGTTGCTCAAATTCCTCGACGACAATTTCGTCCAACTCGCTGAACTTGCGAAGAAAGGAGGTAAGTAATATGATCACCGATCCACGTCACGGCTTGCCCAGCGCAAGCGCATTTGAGAGGCTTTCAGCATGCCCTCCATCGCACCAAATGTCTTTGGGCATGGAGGACACCGAAAGCGCAGCGGCAGCGTCAGGAACACGCATCCATGCGGTGCTTGCTGGCGAGGCTGAGATGAGCACTCTGTCGAGCGACGAGGAGCAGACGCACGATATGTGCAAAGCCCATGCGGATGACTTGATCGCTCAATATATCAGCAATCCAGAGGTGCTGACGCTGAAAGAAGTCCGCCTTGGTCTGACGCAGTTTGGCAGGGTGGTCGTCGTCAAAGACGGTGCTCGCATTGCTCTACGCTTCACCGGTCAGGCTGATTTGATCATCATTGATGGCACATTTGCTCTGATCCTCGACTACAAAACCGGTCGCGGCACAACTGCTGATGCTGGTGACAACTACCAACTGATGGCACTGGCAGCACTCGTGTCCATGTATCGGCCGATTGAGACAGCAGCAGTTGCAATCATCCAGCCTTGGGCTGGCAAGCCAACGGTGGCGCATTACGACACTGAGGCATTGATGCTAGCTCAAAACACGATGATCAGCACACTGAGCAAAGCGGAGATATCGACATCCGCAGACGCAGTCGCCGGCGATCACTGCAAGTGGTGTAAGGCGAAGATGCATTGCCCAGCGTTTCAGTCCGCTGCGTTATCAGTTACCGACGCGATCAATGCGGAGTCAATCTCTGGCACTGACGAGCAGGTCAAGGCTCAGATTTTCTCTCGCATGGGTGATCACTCATCCATGAGCAACGAGATGATGATCCGCATCCAGGAAGGCGGTCGCAAATTCATGGAGTGGTTCCTCGTCGCTCATGACCTTGAGCTTCGCAAGCGCATCGCCGCCGGCGAGATCGATGGTTACTCTCTGCGCGAAAAGAAAGGTCGTCGCAGCGTGTCAGATGTCACCACTGTCTTTAGTCGTCTCTCAGCGCATGGAGTTACCGGTGACGCATTTGCTGCGGAATGCTCCATCCCAATCGGCAGCGTGAAGACTCTGATCAAGCAAGGCACCGGAGCAAAAGGCAAGGCACTCGATAACCTGGTCGATGAGGTCTTGCACGATGCCACAGAGACGAGCAAAGGCAGCATGGAGATCGTCAAAGGCATCGCACTGGAGGGCGCATCATGAGTCACCGAGACGATCCACCTGACTACCCTGAAGTGCCAGAGTGCTGCGATGAGATGATGGACGTGATGGAAGACGGTTCCTGCGTTTGCACGCTATGTGGCAAAACTATTGACCCTGATTTCGATCAATATCCCGAGTCCATATTTGAGCAATACGAGCCTGAGCATTACACGCTAGATTGTTGCAAGCATGGTAACGAATGGGGAGACTGTGATAAATGTGATCACGAGTCAGATCAGGCATACGATGCAGAAAGGGAACGCAGATGGAACAAATAACAATAGTGCTCGACCTGCCTCCTCGCATGCTATCGCCAAACGCTCGGTGCCACTGGGCTGTGAAAGCGAAGCATGTGAAGAAATATCGAATGCACGCCTGGGCGGCATCGCTCTGTGCTCTCAAAAATGAACAGCAACCAAAATGGAAAAAAGCAAAGCTCAACGCCAAAGCATTTTTCAAGACAAAAGCATTCCCTGATCCATCGAATTTCATGGCATCACTGAAAGCTGCTGAAGATGGGATTGCTGATGCCGGCATTATCGTCAACGACAGAGCACTCTGGCCTGAGCGTCCGGTCTTCGCAAAAGACTCAATCAATCCACGCATCGAAATTACGATCACAAAAGAAAATGAATAGTATCCAGCCCATGAGAAAAGCACTCGCTCAATCACGAGTTATTGCGTCTCAGCAAACAATCAAAGCAGACAATTTGTCTCGTGATCTTTCCAAACTAATTAGATCAGAGATGATCCGCAATGCGGTCACTCTCAAACGACTTTCGGAGAAATCTAAAATCCCAATGGCGCGAATCGTCAACTGGCTGTGTGGTAGCTCAACGCATTGCATTCCGCCAGATGTCGTCACTAAATTGTGGAACGCAGCATCAACGTCAGAGTCAACCAACCCTAAAAAGAAATAACCAAATGAACGCACAACAATTTATCGTCCGCCTAACTCGTGATCCTGACATCCGTTACACTCCTGATGGGTCAGCAGTTGCTCAATTCAGCGGAGCACTCGACATTGGATTCGGTGACAAAAAGAAAACCGTGTTTCTGGATTTCAAAATCTGGAAAAAGCCGGCTGAGACTTTTGCTAACTTTGTGAAGAAAGGTCACGTCATTGCTCTCGAAACCAGGCTTGATGAGGACAAGTGGAACGATAAGACAACCGGTGAGGAAAAGCGCAAACTCATCTTCGTTGTCACCCAGTTCACCTTGCTGCCAAATGACAAAGCAAGATCCGCTCAACCAGCAATGCCAGAGCGATCAGATCAATTGCCGTCACGCAAGATCGTTTATCAAAAGCCTGAAATTGAGACTGAAATTGATTCGACAGACGACATGCCCTTCTGATATTATCCTTGAAATAAAAACAATGAACACAACAGAACGAACCGAAGCAGGTCGAAGGAAGTATGCTCTGCATGCTGCACTAACAAACGATGACAAACTGCGAATCTTGAAGCGTGCAAACGCAATCTTGCTGGCAGGATATCCAGGATCAAAAGCAGAACGTCGAGTTGGATACAATATCGACGACATGCGTAAATGGGCGATTGATCTCGGATATCCACTGAAGGTCACTAAACTCTCAAAATATAAGGCACCTACACAATGACACGCACACTTAAAGAACTGGCAGACATTGGGGCAGTCGCAGCATTTGCTAGTGACACAAAGCACAAATACCTGAGCGTATCAAAACAAGCACAATCATGGGTTGCCGACGAACCCGCCCGCCAAGCATTCGCGCAAGCCGTGCGTGATGCGGTTGAAAAACCACTGCGCGAGGAAATCATAGTTATGGGCGCGAAGATTGAGGAATTGGAGAAAAACGTGAAGCTGACATCGCACTCATGGTTTCCACATCCGCCACCAACACCACGAACAGATGCAAACGAAAGCATCACCTGTAAAGAAGGTGATCCTTGCATCGCTCCAGACTTCGCCCGCCAACTTGAACGCGAGCTTAATGCCGCGAAGGCAAAGAGTGAGGTATGCCAGTGTCCCTTGGCGATTCGACTCGTCGGAGACGGATGCGAGAGATGCAACCCTGAAAAGGCACAGGAGATCAAAGAGCAGAATTATGAGGACAGGATCAGTGATCTTGAGCGCGAGAATGCCGAGCTTCTAGAGGCATTGGAGCTTCTTCCCACTCACGATCTTGTTGAGGGTTGTGTGACACACCACTTTGCCTGCGACTGTCGCGAGGCACTGATGGCGGAAGCTATGCAGACGCAACGCCGCGTGATCGACTGGCGGGATCAGAGCGATGAGGGGTTGAGGCTCCGTTGCGGAGAACTGACCTCGCAGGAAATCCGCACCATCAGGGCTGTGCTGACCGCAATTCTTCCGCCGAACGTAAAGGCTGACTCGGACTTTTGCCGCAAGTTGGAAATCCGACTAAATGTGCAAAGGGAGGCCCTTGAAGCCGCTGACGAATGTCTTGCATTGATCGAGGATGTTGGTCACGGCGCGATGATGGACAACGTGACAGTTGCTCGCGGCATAGTGCTCGCTGCGCTTTCACAGAACGCGGAGCGCAGCCAAAAACAGGGCGCGCTGGACTCCGCTACACCCCCGACCTCAACGCGATGCACGAGGCTGAGAAGGCGCTGACGACTGAGCAATGGTTAAGCTATTGGAGCTTTCTTTCGGAAGTATTAAAAGATACATCAATACTGCACGCAACCGCAGCCCAACGTGCCGAAGCCTTCGGCCTAACCCTCAATCTTTGGAAATAACTTATGACCACATGCCCACAATCAGACGCCGCTGCAAACGGCCCGAACGCGAAGGAAGAACTCTACAAACTGGCCGCAAAACTCGAACGGGAGAACTGCAAACTAAAGGAAGAACTTGAGATCAACACGCAGGAAATCGACTCGTATGGAGTAGAGGGAAGCAACTTCCGAATCTGCTCATACTGCCAATCTGAGTCTGGCGCAGGGATGCTCGACAATGGCATACCGCACGACGCGGCCTGTATTCTGGCTAACAAATAGCTCACCAACGCTCAGCGTTCGGTGCAGCGCACGTTCAAAAATAACACAACACAACATGAACTACTACAATGAACACGACACAAAAGCCGCAGCCTGGTTGCGCGAACTCATCAACGCCGGACTTATTCCAAATGGAGATGTGGACGAGCGATCAATTACCGAAGTGCAACCCAACGAGTTGCGCCAATATACCCAGTGTCACTTCTTTGCAGGCATCGGTGGATGGAGTCTTGCTCTCCAACTCGCAGGATGGCCCGCAGATCGACCAGTCTGGACAGGTTCTTGTCCATGCCAGCCATTCAGCGCAGCAGGAAAAGGACTCGCTCAAGCAGACGAACGACATCTCTGGCCCGTGTTCTTCAATCTCATCCGTCAGTGCCGCCCTGAGCATGTCTTTGGCGAGCAGGTTGCAAGCGCAATTGGGAAAGGTTGGCTCGATGGAATATCGTCAGACCTGGAGTCGGAAGGTTACGCCTGCGGGGCGACAGTATTTGGCGCACACAGCGTCAGCGCACCGCACATCAGGCAACGACTTTACTGGATGGCCGACTCCGACAGTGGACGATTCCAGCAACGTGACGAGGGAATCGGGAGCGTTTCAAAGTTTAGCAAGGTCAGCGCAATTAGCAGGATGGCCGACTCCGATGGCACAGGATCACAGCCGAGGATCAACACCACCCAGACCTCAGGACACAGGAGTTCCATTGAGCCAGATGGTGCAACTATCGGGCTGGCTAACTCCATCAGCAAACGAGGATGCAGCAGGGAATCATGGGACGAAGATGCAAGAGATGCTGGGATCACAGGTGAGGCTGATCGACCCAGCGGGATGGTCAACCCCATCGAGCAGGGACTACAAGGACAGCACAGACCCACAGAAATGGAATTGCACAGAGGAGAGAGATCGGAACGATCAACTGGGCCGACAGGTTTTTGGGATCAATACGCCATCATCCCATGCCGAGACGGAAAATCGAGGCGCATTGAATGCCAATCACGCCGGCTGGCTGATGGGATTCCCACTCTCGTGGACTCTGTGCGGGACGCTGGTGCAACTGAAGAGCAAATCGAAGCGGCAATCAACCCGTTCCCGCTCGTCAAAAAGCAGTTAGGTCGAACCATACTCCTCAAAGGCTACGGCAATGCAATTGTGCCGCAAGTCGCGGCAGAGTTCATCAAAGCATTCTTAGAATCATGAAACCACCAGCATTCCAGTTCTACCCAGATGACTTTATCGGCGGCACTTGTGATCTTTCAGCGAAGGAGGTTGGAGCATATATTCGCTTGATTTGCTATCAGTGGTCAAAGGGAAAAATTCCCAGTGACCGAAACAAATTGAATCGCATCGCCGGCACAAATGTAACGCTTGATGTGTTACAGAAGTTCCCTGACGGAATGAACAAAAGGCTTGAGAATGAACGAACTAAACAGGAAGAATACAAAATCGAGAAGGCAAAAGCTGGAAAAGCTGGAGCAGAAAAACGATGGCACAACCATAGCACACCCATCGTTTTGCCATTAGCAGAAGGTATGGCAAACGATAGCTCTCCGTCTCCGTCTCCGTCTCCGTTACCAATTAAGAGTTCTTCGAACTCTAAGAAGAAGGTCAGGAATGAAATACCAGATGAGGAGTGGATGACTCAACTCAAAACCAATCCAGACTACACCGGAATCGACATCACAGCAGAATTTCAGAGAGCACACCAATGGTGCCAAAAGAATAGCCGGCAGAATACTCGACGCTTTTTCCAGAACTGGTTGTCAAAATGTGAACGACCGCTCAACATCAAACCCAAGTTCCAACCACCTTCATGTCTCTAAACCTTCCTCATTCCAACGAAGCTGAAAGTTCGCTCATCTCCTGCTTCCTCCAAGACCCTGTCGAACGCATTGGTGATGCTCGGAACACGCTGAATGTCTCTGCATTCCATTCAGACGTTCACAGGAAGGTTTTTACCGGACTTGTGGCACTGTATGATTCAGGATCCCCAATCGATGCGCCTCTGCTCACTCAGCACTTCCGCAACAAGGGAGAACTGGAGGCAGTCGGAGGTGCCGCCTACATCTCTGAGCTGTTCTGCTTTGTCCCACATTCCAGCAATTACCTGCAATACAAGCAAGTCGTCGAAGACAAATACCTCGCCAGACGAAACATCGAAGCGCACCAAGCAGCGTTGGATGCGTTTGCCGACGAAAGCATACCGATCGCGAATGCCATCGAAAAAGCACAAGCAGCGTTGGATGCGGTCGATAACGTAGTGGTTCGCAAACTGTCCCGAATCACGATCAAGGACGCGATCAGCCAGACGATGGATGAGATCGAGGAGCGAATGAAACGAGGTGGCGCAATACCAGGTTGGACTACTGGATTCCCAATGATCGACCAGAAATGCGGCGGATTGCAGAAAGGCAGGGTCAGTGTCTTCGCCGGCTTACCATCAGACGGGAAATCGGCAATCATGCAGAACTGCGCGAGAAATGCACTGGTCGCCGGTGCCAGAGTAGCCTGGTATTCGCTAGAGATGCCCACCAGCGAGCAGACGATGCGTCTCCTGTGTGAGGACAGCGGAGTCGATAACGGTGCGCTCTACAGCGGTTTAATGAGCCGAGGACAGCAGGACATGCTTTCACGATCAATCAGACAACTCTCAGCCATGGGCTGTGATCTGGTCAATACCGACACAGCAAGCGCATCCGATATCCTGTCAGACATCGAGCATGGTGGCTATGACATTGCGGTCGTCGATTATCTCCAACTCATGGAAGACGAAGGGCGAAAAGGTGCAACTCGTGAGGAGATTATCGCACGCATCTCACGCAGGATGAAGCAGGTCGCGAAACGCACCGGCACTCACATCCTCACCGCTTCCCAGCTTAACGATGCCGGCAAACTACGCGAATCACGGGCAATTGGTCAGGATGCTGACGGTGTGTTCATCATCAGCAAAGTCGAGAAACTAGATGGTGGCACTGACGATGCGCTCAGGCACTTGTGGTGCGATAAGAACCGAGGTGGGTCACGACACTGGCAGTTGCCTCTTGCGTTCTCTGGCGCGACATTTACCTTCAAAGAGATTCAGGAATAACACAACATGAGAACGATTAACCCATACTTCACAGCAATCCGACAAGCCGATAAAATCATTGGCGATAATCTCAGATCCAAGGTGCTCAGAAAAAAGCACAACAAAAAAGCAGTCGATTATCTCAATGCCGTCCACTGCTACAAACTCGTCGCAAACCAGCAAGATCTCAATGAAGAGAAAACGATGACCGGTCGCGAAGCGTTTGAAACCAACAAAG